AATCTGCGCTGGGTAACACCTCGTATCAATACCACAGAAGCTTTTAGTAACGAGTTACAGAAATACACAAGATGGCTGATTCAAAAGACACAGGAAGGATCTAATGAAACAAAAGACATTAACTGTTGAGCTGACTCCTGAAGAGCGTGACATTCTACGTAGCGCGCTACTTGACCGCAGGATATTCATTGAAAGTCAGATGGATGTCGAAGCAAGGCACTCTAACTTCATAGAGTTTTACTTTGACCAGCTCCAGCTCGTAGAAATAAAGGCTCTGGCTAAAAAGCTGAAATTGGAGAACGTTTAAATGATGCTGGGTATATTAGTCGCCTGTTGTTTTCGCTGCAGTCTTCATAGCATTTTTGGACTCCGATGACGACAGTGGTTTGTTTTAAGATTTGAGGTGATTATGTACGAGCTTATGACAAAAATTGCTCTGACCTTCTCTGTATTCAATCTTGTGATTTTGTGTTTTTTAGTGACAAAGATGATCGACTACAGAGACAAAGCCTTCGCTGTGTACCACTTCTTAAGAAGTCACTGCGCTGCTCTGGTTGAACTGGATAAATTTATCAACGGTGAGGATAAAAAATGAAGTTTAAGAATTTTGATATTGAAGATGTGTTTGGTTTCGATGACGCTGAACAGGCAAAGGCATATATAGGCAAAAAGGGATACTATGCTGACCATATAGAAAAATTAGATGATTACATCGAAAATAAAAGTCATATTGATACATTATATACGATCAATAAAAGTCTTGACATTTATCGTTTTATGGTTGGTTGTAGTTATGACTACTGTGGTTACTATACCTACTTTTTACCATTAGAAAAAGTAAAGAAAACAGAGCCTACCGAGACAAAAGTTACTTATAGATATCGACCTTTTAGGACTATTGCGGAAGTTGATGCACTTTTAGCTAAAGATAGTGTAAAGCATTATTGTTTCGTTGGCAGTGATTTATATCTTAGATACAAAGCTAAACCTAACATCATTAAGTATATCTTAATTACAAATCTGGAAGTAGATACGAATACTAATGAATTGCGCTTTATAAACGGTTTTACCACTAATCACTTGGCTAAAAATTTTGATATTAAAATCGCAGGGTGTTGGTTGCCTTTTGGGGTGGAGGTTAAAGATGAGTAATGGCGGATTGGGTAGTACTGGAGCTTAGAAAATGGCAACTGTAATTAACTTTGTCAGACTATACAACGTGATATGTTTTGCTTTAAAAGATGCTGCATTTTTAAACGGACGCATTTGTTGTCAAAGAGAAATCTATCGAAAGTACTTTAGTTTACCAGGTAGCCTAAAGTTAAATAGCTCTTTAATTCAAGTATTTATTTCAAACAAAACTCAGCAAAACATTATATTTACTGAATCTTCTTGGAGAGAGATAACCGGTTATGACATACCGGATGAATATAAACATTGTGCCATTTTTACAAAAGGATTTTTACAGTTTCCCAATAATGAGGATCCTGAATATGATTCAAAAATTAAGTTGCTTCAAAGAATGTGTTCTAGATTTTTAGAAGATTTAGCCACTACTCCTAAACAGATAGTATTGGAGCTAGAACAAGATTTTGGTTTTATTGATTTAAAAAATGGCGAGATAGTTTCTCTATATTTTGTAGCGAGAACTCAAATGACTGATCTTATCTTGCCATTCAAAAAGAGGCACGACTTGTTTGAATCACTTTTTTATTGTCAAGAATTATTAGAAGAAGTAATGAAGATTAAGACTTTGTCTAAATTAAATAAATTGAAACTACAGAGAATACTGAACAGCATGAACTCGATTGCTTGCTTAGTTCCTAATCCCAAAGCATTGGAAGTGGCAAAATGAAAATCACTTATGTTGCCGTAGCTTTCATCTTGATGATAGCTTCTTACTTTTGGGGGGTATGTACTGCTTTTATTGAATGATAAGCCAATTATTGCATATTCAATTTTTGGATTTCTTTTTATAGGATTATTTGATTTTAAAGGTATTAAATAGATGCAAAAAAATAACGTTATGTTGTCTCGTCAGAGCTTAGAACAAATTCTTGAGAGTTTAAGTAACATTCAAGCGTTTATACTTTCACTTCAACTTACAATTTCTAATCCTAACAATGAAGCTGAACAGGATTTATTCAAAGACATACTAGACAATATTTATAATATTCGGCTTTGTCTTCCTGATAATTCACCTTATTAAATTAAGAACAGAGAAACAATGAAGATGAATACATTTTACCTAAGAACCAGTGGATAATTTCAACTGTTTTAAAGAAAAAGATTTTTGTGTTGTTAACAATCTTGATAGAAGATTAAAGGAACACTTATTTTATTGTTTTACTCAATGCTTTGATTTGCAAAAGGACTTTGTTGCCTATGCTCCAACACCAAGATTATCCATGTGGGAGGATATTATTTTTGATGCACTTTCAGAAAGGCAAAAAAAAATTTTAGTAAAGAAATGGAAGTACTTGCATAGAACCATCCCGAAAGCATTGGCAGAGATTCTTTATGATATTACTGATAAAGGAGAGTGTAATTTAACCTTAGCAGATCATTCTCGTATGTTTTTAGATGTAAATGGCGGTCCTATCTTAATTTCAGCTGTATATCGACATAAAGACAGTATAGAGAGTTTTATAAGTAGTATTGACTTAGGCAATCTTATAACCGCTGTAATGCCTTTGGTCAGCTGGAGGGCTCCTAAATCTGAAGAAACCTGCTTAATTGTTTTTAATACTAATGACTATTTAAAAGATAAAGCCCAAAAAATTTTTTTCTGAAGCCCAAGGAATCTTAGGAAAGAATTAAATAGTTAGTGATTGCTAGCACAAAACAGCCTGTTTTGTTTGGTGGATATTTTTGATTAATTGTATTAATTAGCTTGTTGAGTGTTTATTATGACGACTTTTGACTTTGAATTTAATTGGGACTTTAATCCAATGGTTAAGAAAAATCAGGAATTTTTGAAGTTAACAATCCATTACGACAAGTTATTTAACAATGATAACGAAATGGAATTGTCATCTTTAGCTAAGTCATGGCAAGGTTTAGCTAAAGTGCTAATTGGTTTAACTAATTTATCTGTACATGGAAGGATAGATCCTAACAGTTCTAACATTAAAGTTACTACCAAAGCTGAATTAACAAAAGGTTCTATAATCACAACAGTTTGGGTTTATGTCCAAGATCTCGGTCTTTTTGATGGTGCAGGAACTGCACTATTAAGCTTTTTTCTAGGGATATTTTTATCTAATAGAAAGTCGAAACAGATCACTTCTCGAGATGTAGAAATTGAAAGGCTGTCATTGAAATATCAACATCTAAAAGACCAATTATCAGATATCAATAAAAGGATGGATAATAAAGACGAACTAATTAAAAGGCAGTCTGAAATTATTGAAGGAGCATATAAAGCTATCCAATATAGCAACGACCAAATAAATGAAATTAAAGCTACAAGTCAAAAGCAAGCTGACGAATTTAACTTACACTTAAAAAAATTAAACTCATCGGGAAGAAGTTTTTTAAATCCTGTTAATACTGAATGTGAAGTTATTGAAGGTTTGTTGGATAAAAAAGTTATATTTAGCGCTGACAGTGAGACAAAAGAGTTATTTATCAAACAGAGTGAAATAGTAGATGTTACTAACTGTACAATTGAACTCCGTAAATTAGATAAAAAAAATGGATCATGTACTGTCATTTACACTGACCCTATAAGCTCAAAAGAAATTATCATTCCAGCAACTATAACCGACTTGAAGTTTTTTACACTAAACAATGATTATCTGGATTCTTTCGCTAACAGAAGTACCAATGATAAATTAAAAGTCAATGGTCAACTTATAGTTAATGAAGAAGGAGTTCCGGTAAGACTTAACATACAAGAAATTTCAAAAATCTCCTAATTTGACTTCTATCTGTAACTGCGCTATTATCGCCGATGTAGGGACTGCCCTACCGTGCCTAAGAAACACGACACTAACTAGCGCTGACTTGGCGACACACGTCAATCTCACCATATTTAATACATAGCCTTTAGGCTTACTGTATTTGCTTTATGGTGGTGTGGTGTGAATATATTGAATAAGCACCGCTCGGCTAGTTACGAGTTTCTTAGCACCACCGACCCACTTAAGAAATGGGTTAATTAAGAAATATATAACTAGGAGACATTATCATGTCTAATTCAAATCTAACTTCATACAACTTCCATAACTCTGACATCCGTGTTGAACAGAACGATAAAGGCGAAGTACTCTTTTGCCTGGCTGATGTATGCAAGTCACTTAACTTACAGAATCCAACACATGCAGCAAATCAGATTAAAGAAGAATTTGGGAGACCTACATTAGATGTAGCCCTCCTCAAAGACGCTAATAACCACGGTCAACAGTGCACCATGATCACCGAGCCTCAGCTCTACTTCGTAATGATGAGATCTAACTCTAAGATTGCCCGTGAGTTCAGGCAGTGGATTTGTAATGAAGTATTGCCTTCAATTCGCGCTAATGGAATTTATACACAGAAAAAAGAACAGCCAAAGAAGCGTTGCTGGTATGTAGAAGAGATTAAAACTTTAAGTGACAAGAACAACCTGTCTGATGAAAGTTTTGTTGCATTAGTTGATATTGCAAACAGAGCTTTTAAGCAAGGTTATGCAATCGCACTTAATAAAGGTAATCCACAAGCTCACTTAAATACTCAGGAGCAGATCGAGAGTGGACAGGTTAGGGGAGTATTGATGACTGAAAGTCAGGCTGTAGCTGTTGATCATATACTTTACTATCATCAGATGTTCAGACCTGATCTTCTTGCTATTTATGATCAAATTGCTTCTTTGCAGAAACAAGCTCAGGATTTGTGTTTTGCTTTAAGAGACATTAATAAAGCAAGACTTTATGAAGCTGCAACAACACCTGACTTTAGTGTAGATGTTCTGTTAAAGAATAAGAAAAAAATGAGCTTGTAACAAGAAGCTAATAGAAAAGGCAGTAGAGATACTGCCTTTTTTAGTTATATCACTCCTATGTTTCTTACTATATTTATAGATTATTACTTGCAATAAATAATCTAATTTAGTATAATAATAGGCATAGGAGGTTGATATGAAAAAGAAAAAACGTAAATACCTACGTTTTATTAAAAAACACTTAATAGAGTTGATTCTTCTAGTGACTGCAATCCTCGATTTTATCAACGAACTATTAAGATTTTTAAATAACTAAGTAGAAGCCTCAAGGTTACAGCCTTGGGGCTTGTGTATAGGATAGCAAAAATATGATGACTAAAGAAGAAAAAATTACTTATTACTTACTTTGGGCTGTTTGTATTGTCAGCTTTATATCCAATATTATTAGATTTATTGATTGGTTGGTAAACTAATATGAGAGGCGGAAAAAGAGAAGGTGCAGGTCGTAAGGTTGGTTATAGAAAAGACGAGGAGCTTAAAAAGAGTAATCGTATTGTGATCTTGTGTACTGATGAGGAAAACGAACTCATTAAATCAAAGGCACAAGCTGAGGGATTAAAAGTCTCAGCTTACATACTAAAGAAAGTTCTTGGTTAGAAATTAGGCGGTAGTGATACCGCCTTAAAAGTCATCATCTATAAAAATAGATGTTCATCTATTAAAAAAGATGTTTCCTCTATTTTAATAGATGATTTTAATAATATATTATACAAATGGCTTATTTATCGGATGCAAAGCACCTTTTAATCAATAGTTGTTACAGTCTTATTTATTAAATAATAACTTTAAACATTTTTGTTTGCTTTTATAAACATTATTATTTATAATAACAGATGTTAAAGCAAAACGCTTTAACAGTTTTTTTAGTTTTAAAAAATAGGTTCTTATATGAAATATAATGAATTCGTAAAAGAACTTAAGAAACAAGGTGTTATTTTTGATGAGAGAAAAGGCCATACAAAATTATACTTAAATGGCAAACAATCTACATTAAAAAGACATCCATCCCAAGAGATCACTAATGCTTATGCAAATTTGATTAGACGTCAATTGGGACTTAAGTGATTTTAACAGGAGGAGTGAAATACCTCCTTCTGTTACTTATCACTTTTATGACTTTGACTTAAAAGGATTAACATTATGTTTTCTCGTGATTATCCAGCTACTCTTACTCCAAACGGTGAAGGTGGTTATATTGTCACTTTCAGAGATGTACCTGAAGCTATAACAGAAATATGGGATAAAAATGAATTAAAGGAAACTGCAACAGATTGCCTTGTTACTGCTGTTGATTTTTACATTGAAGATCATAGATTATTTCCAGCACCTTCAAAGACTAAAAAAGACGATGTTATTATTCAATTACCTATATCAATAAGTGCAAAAATATTATTGCTTAATACCATGGTGTTAGGTAATATAAGACCAGTGGATTTGGCAAAAAAAATGGGTATTAAGCCCCAGGAAGTTAATAGAATTATTGATACAGGACATACAACAAAAATTGATACTATTGCAAAAGCGTTGAGTGTATTAGGTAAAAACTTGCAATTATCAATTTAACCCTAAAAACTAAAAAAACTTTGCCCCTCACTTCGAGGGGCTTATTTTTTTTTGTAGTAATCCATTTTACTGACATCAGTAAAATGAAGGATATCACGCATGCATATGCTTAACTCTGTCACGAACCTCAGCTCGTTTTGCATCATTAAAGCGATCTAAGGTACCTACAAGATAACCAGTGACACGTCTAATTCTCTCGAACTTGACGCCCTTACCAACGATACCGTTTACTTCGTGTAATCTTGTGTACATATTCACTCCTTTATAGTGTACTAAATCAAATAGTTAAACTTTTCTATATTTACCAAAGTGTTTTGAGAATGTAATATTACACATTAGAAAACCGTTGGAGAAGAGATATGAAATATAGAATAGGTCTTCCATTTTGGAAACAAATATATAAATTGTTTGGTGTAACCTTATCATATCGCTATGATATTTTTAAATCCAAAGAGACCGGCTTAATATATGGTTGTAGTCCTGATATTAAAGGGCTCAACGCAGAAGGTAAAACCGTTCAAGAAGTGATTGAGGCTATTGAAAGTGGAGCTTACGATCTAGTACGTCTTGACTTATATGGCGTCGATGACGAACAGAATCATCCTAAAATCTCTCCTAATGGAATGATAATAGGTGCTCTTTCTTAATGAACGGTTACTACAAGATTGTCATTGAGATCTTAAAAGAACACGGTTACAGATATTATCGTAATGGTAAAGGTTCCCATTAAATTTGGATTAAACAAGACGCTCATGGAAAACTAACAGGCCGTGTTCAAATTCCTACACATCTAGCAGATAAACACTTTGCTCAAAAACTCTTACGAGATATTGGCATTACAGACAAAGTTAATTAGTTATTATAAAGCCTCTATTACAGAGGCTTTGTCATTCTTAGAATGAGTTACGACTTAGATACTGTGCCGTCATCATTTATTGTGTAACCATTTTCGATTAGCATTTCTTTTACAGCTTCACGTCTTGATGCAGGAATGCTATCAACAGTACGTTTACCCATAATCACATAGCGATAATATAAAGTATTCATTTTAAGCTCCTTGTTTTGCCTTTAATTTTTTAACTTCTTCTTGTAACTCACAAACCAAATCTGATAGTTCAATAATCGCATCTTGATTTTCTGTATTTGTTGTTTCATATTGATCGGACAATTCAAGTAAACCATCTGATAAGACTTGAGGATACATAAGTTCGTTCTTTACTTTAACTCTTAAATCTTCAATCTCAGATTGATCTCCAGAACTGAAGAAGTTGAAAGGGGAGATCACCGCATTGTAGTTTGTGACACTCTCTTCACTGTTAAAAGAAGCAATCTCTATAATTGCCTGTTGTTGCTGTTTTTGCAAGTATTCAAGATTGATAAGACACTCTTCAATAATCGTGTTAAGCTGCTCTTTTGTAACTTCCTGTTTGTCACCATTCATATCAGTGATAACAAGATTTGTATCAGTGTAATTCAATAAACTTTTGTACAAGTCTATATGTTGCTTATCACCTGGTAACAACAAACCAAAACTGCAAAAGAAGTTGCAGTTAATATCGCAATAATCATTAAAAGTACATTGAGTTTTCAGATCGTAAATCTTTCTTTGCTTTAAGCGGTTTAAAGCATCAGCATCAAAAAGAGAATGGAATGTAGTTAAGATTGTATCTCGTACTGTTTTTTGATACTCGTTAAGCTCTATATCAAGCTCTTTGTTTGTATTGTCAAAGTACTTGTATTCATCTGTATCATCGTTATAGATGATTTTGTTTATGCCTAAATCTGTAAGTTCATAAGATTGTGCCATTTCAAAGTAAAAAATTTCATCTTTCTTTTCAATCTTATTTTCTTTTAAACTTATTGTATAAATCATTATAAGCTCCTAAATGCTTGATGTTGTCTTTTCATCTTTTCTTTCCAACGTTCAATGTTTTTTTTATCGTTAGAATGATTGATTGTATCTTGCATCGTTTCTACAAACTCTAAGTTAGAAACACAGTTATTCAGATTGTTTCCGTCTTTATGCTTGATAAGATGATAATTGTTAGGGTTATCAAGCCAAGTGTCAGCAACTACTTGCGCTAACAAATATCTTTTGATGCCTAACACATCAATCCAAACGTAAACATGACCGCTAATCACTTCTGTTTCACAAAGAGTATTTCTTTTACAATCGTAAATTTTTCCTTTGTCAGAAACTTTTACAATAGGGAGACACTTCCAAAATTTCCACTGTTCCATTAGCCTAATCCAAAATCACCGTTAAAACCTACTGCGAAATTATGAGATAAAGTAGCTGATTTACCAAAAGCAACAGTACCGCTTAATGTTTTAGATACGTGACATGATGCGTTACCGTTGTTGTTATACACAGCAATACCAGAGCCATCCGTCCATAAATTAGGTGCACTAGGATAAGTCACACCATAATTAAAAATACCTTGTGCAACTGCTGATTTTGTTTCATCTGGATAGGTTGTAGTTGTAGTCGTTGTAGATACATTACCTGTAACGGTTAGCAAGTAGTTCACAGAGCCAGCATTCATGTATGATGGGCTTGTTCCCGTATTGACAACTGAACTATATACTCTGATTACACATGAGCTTGTGCCTGCGCTTACAAGTGTTCCGCCATAGTGGATATAAATAGCTGGTGTTTGTAAAAAAGTTACACCATAATTAACGGTAACATCAGATTGAACGCCGTGATTGCCAGGGGGGACAGTTTGAAAGCCAAATTCATGAGTGCCTGCTGGTGTAACGGTCTTACTTGTAGTTGTTGTAGTTGTACCTGTGCCTGTTTTACCACTATGAGTAATAGTCGTACTGATAGTCCCCGATAACACGTTCGTATATCTTCGACTGATTGCAACATGGTACTTAGTATTGTTATGTGTAATAGCTAAAGCACCGCATCTGTAATACCAATGATTATCTAATGTAGCCTCTGCACCATTGTTTACAGCAAACAAAGGTGTATATCTTACTGTGCCGTTATCGTTTAAGATTAAACTAGGAGTAGTTAGTTTTGTTGTATGGTTCCAAGTTGAATATGTTGTTCCATTTACATTAAATTTTATGCGAGCCATATTAACCTACTGTAATTAAACAACCGCCGATTTTTACACCTGCTGAAAAATTATGTTGCGCTGAAATAGTTTGAGCTGATGCTAACTTTACATAAGTTGATGTTATGGTTGCTCCGTCACCGTCCTGTATTGCTTTTGTCGCACTGGCACAACTGCCTGACTTTGTGATAAATCCTGAATCATTAGTGAACTGACTTAACTTACTGTATGTAGGGCCTGTATCAGGCACAACCCATTGACCGTCACATCTTAGATAGCGATTTGCTGCGCCTGTTGCGGGTGCTGGCACTAAGCCTGCAGAACCGTTAGCACTAGTGGTCGCTCCTTTCATGTTTGAATAGGTCGTATTAGTATCCTGAGTTGTGATAGTGCCTGTTGTATCGTCGCCTTTTGTATAAGTAATTGTACAACCGTTTACAGACAAAGACTTGATGTAAGTAGCGTTAATCTGCTGTCCAACGCTGTCTTGTGTAGCCTTTGTTGCACTTGCACTGTTACCACTACATTCTTTGGCACTGTCAGCGATCTTTGCGCTATCAGCCTCTTCAGCTGATGTTGCCTTACCATCAAGGTTTCCTTTTATAGTTTGAGGCAGTTTTATAATGCCATTTTTTGAACCGTCGAAATCAATACCTGTACCTGTATTGTCTCCACTTGCATCCTGAATGTTAATAGTACGAGCGGTGGCGAGTTTTTGTGCATTTTTAACATTAGCCCAATAAATTAAATCTGTAGGAGCTTTTATTGTGGTTGAAGGTCCATTGTCAGTAACACAAACGTAAAGTTCATTGTTATAACGAACAAAAGATCCTACTTCATAATCAATATTATTTGCATAGTTATAAATACCACCATGCATGAAGTAGTATGCAACTTCGCCTAATAACTTAAACAGAGCATTAAAATCTTCACGCTCAGGAGCAATACCGCCTTCTTCAAGTGGTACAGCTGTTATTTTGCCAAACAGTTTTGAAAAAGATATGTTACCTGAATCAACTGCAACGTCATCTTCAATCTTGTTTACATCGGCGTTTTCGCCTAATGGTCTTGTCCAAATTTGAGGCTGTTTATTCATGTTTTATAAACCTTTTAGAAATGTGTAGATATAAAAAAAACAGGAATGTTATTTTCCGTTCTTCTTCTGATTTAATTCAGTAATTCTTTTTAGCTTCGCTCCTAACTTGCACGGTTTTGAGCAATAACCTTTACTATCCAAAGGCGCTAGACAATACTTACACTTCTTCATTTATAAGCTCCTTATACTCAGTCTTTAAAGCCTCTAAAGTATCTTTGTCATCTAAAAGATAAGCTGTTACAAGTTCTTCTTTGATCTCTGCAATTCTGTTATCTTTGGTTAAGATCTCTTTTTGAATTTCTTTTTGTTTTACAGCTTCATCAGTAGGAGGTGTAAAAGTAATAGAACCATCTGCGTTAACTTTTGTATTAGCAGGGCAAACGTCCTTAACATGATCACCAAAGATTGATAAGTCAGTAACCTCTTTGGCTCCTTCTTTGACTAGTCGTCTTGCATCAGTTTTATTGTCTACATTGATGCATTCGCCGTTTAAGATAAAAACTTTAATCATAAAATAATCCTATTGGTAGGCTCGTAAAACATCACCGTCATCTGATGCATTAGTAATATTAAAAGTAACAGTTGAAGAGGTCGGAATATAAATATATGCGCCTGATGAACTCTGAACCACTAAATAATAGTACACAGCGCCAATGCTATAAGCATGTCCTACAAAGTCATTTGTGCCCGAAAGAACTTGTATATAGCATGAATGACCACCCGAATGTGTGATATATAAGGGTTTACCAACAGTTAATCCTGTAATACTCCAGTTGCCGTCACAGTTTCTTGTAGCTCTTAAAGTAACTTTACCTGCATCAGCTTTTTTTAGATAAGTAGTATTGATCTGCAAACCATCACTGTCCTGAACAGCACGTGTACTTAACCATGATGAATTAGCGTAATTGACTGAGAAATTAGCAGGGTTGTAGACATACATGTTTGTGCCGTCATTACCGCCCCATAGCCATGTAGGTTGACCGCCCATACCACTCCAGTTAAAGTTAATATCACCGCCACCTACTTTGCGAGGGTAAGCCCTGTTATTTGATGTGATATATCCACAGTCATTTTGAAACTGTGATAACTTACTGTAGGTTGTGTTTGTGTCTTGAGTGGTAAGTGTGTACTTGGTATTATCTAACCTTGTTACTGTAATGGTTTTACCTGAGATAGCGATATTCTTAACAATGGTATTATCAAGATTTAAACCATCAGCATTTTGTTTTGCCTTTTCAGCTGAACCACTTGATTTGGCGTAATTAACGCTAAAGTTATAAGGATCCCAAACATAGAAATCTACACCATTGTTACTACCTAAAAGCCATGAAGGCTGATTTGCCTGTCCACTCCATATTACATTGATATTTGTACCATCAGAACGCTTTGGATAGGCTCTATCTGCTAAAGTTGCATGATCTGCTTCTGTTGCATGATCAGAGTTATTTGAAGCGTTAACTTTTGTGATAGAAACATTGCCTTTACTGTCAGCGTTGAAGTTATTAACAGAACGAACAACATGCTTAGATTGAACAGTAAGATTACCTGTAATATTACCGCCTGTAAGAGGTAAATAGCGGGTTAGATCCTGTACTGTGGCAAATTTACACCAGTATGAGCTGTCTGTAGGAGCTTTAATTATAGATGCAGAAGGACCATTCTTTTTTATACATAAATACAGTTCATTATTGTATTTAATAAATGATCCTAAGTCATAATCTACAGATGTGTTGTACCCCCATACACCACCGTTCATGGCATAAAAAATGGATTGTCCAATTAGGTTAAACAATCCATTAAAATCTCTTCTCTTAGGAGCCATACCACCGGCTTTTAACGGAACTTCAAAGATTGATCTGAACAGTGTTTTTTGATCAACAAAGCCGGCTTCTAAATTTTCATCCAAAATGTCGTTTTTATCGGCATTGTCTCCTAAAGGTTGTTTCCAAATTTGAGGTTGTTTACTCATGCTATATCCTCACGAGAGTAAGTAGAAAATGTTGAATTACCGAAGTTCTTTAAGTTTGAACCTTTAAAGCCAAATGTAGGGGTGATCACCTGATAAAACTCAAGACCAACACCTGTAGGCAGCCATGGTAAGTTTAAAAGCGCTGCTATGTCAGCACTGGCAACGTTAGAACGCATTAAAAGGCGTAATGTCATGGTACTGATATGAAGAATTTGTATATCAGCTTTAGGAAACATTGTATGCAGCATTTTGTTAAGATCTGCCAAAGAACTGTTTCCAATATTAATCATAGCTTTAACGAAAATGTAAGTTCTATAAGCTTCATCGCTTAATCTTAGCTGACCGTTAACTTCCGTATAAAAAGGAGCATGATTAAAATCAGCTACTCGCTCATTTTTTAACTTCACAGGATCAAAGCCAAAATATGGAAGTGATTCGTCTTTAGCTAAAAAGGTGCGACCAGCTGCAACAATTCTTCCCCAGACATCAAGCCCTATGCCTTCTGCTGTAAGAGGGTTAATCATCTTGTTGTAAATCAGTTCGATGTCAGCTTCTGGGTTGATTGATTTCCAAAAAGCGTTAACTAAGTTACATATATGTTTTGATGCTGAATACTGTGATTGTATAGTTGCATCGATATGAAACTCTGACACTTATTCCTCCTTCCCATCAACAAATTCCAAAATGATGTTGTTTTTTAACAATACTGGTTCACGGTTACATGGAGTGTGGATCATGTTCTCGAAGTTTGTACCATCAGATGAAATAGATATGTTCATGATGTTATTGATATTGTTGTTTAATGTTGAAATGATGAATCGACTTGCATAAATATCTTCGTTCATTCCCACTCTTAACAGCGGTTCATTAGCAATAAGATTATCTTCTAGACCATAGAAGTTGTTGTAAATGGCATCTTTAATAAGTGTCTCGTACTGATTTGGCAAAGTCTCTTTGTCTTTTAAAAGAACTTTAATGTAAATCTGCAATTTCTCAGGTCTTAAGAAGGTTACATCTTCTGTAGCTCCAGTGTATTCATCTTTTACTTTTACAGAAGTATTGCCGTTGTAATCGCATCCAGCAGATACCGTCTCATAGATAGCTCTGGCAATGTCCTGATCATTACCGCCTATCACAGCAATGAATACACTGTGAGGTTTGATACTGTAGCCGTCTACTTTCTTAATTACATTGGTTCTATTACTGTCGATGTAACAGGATAAAACACCATCGCATTGAGATATTCGAGAGTAGATAGCTCCATTTGTGCCTCGTGAATTTAACGCTACAGAGTTGTATCTTCGAGTTTCAAATGCTGATTGTGATTCTTCATAAGAACCTACAGAAGCACTGGCGTTGTTAGTTACACTATCCCAGCCTGCAACAGTAGTTACAATGTTTGTTAATGTATCTGCTCCTGCTTCAACAGGGCCTGTTTCAGAACATTTAAACTGAGCATCAACAGAACCATTACTCTTAATAGTGACGTTGTTCATTAACTCCCATTTAATGCCAGTAACCTCAGATTGAATAAGTGAGCCTTTAGGAATAAAAGTGTTTTCTCTACCTTTACAGGTACAAACACAGGTAGAGTTAACAGCTGCATGTCTGGTTAAAAAGTAAATCTTGCCTAATGCATCCTGAAATTTGCCTGAAGCTGTCAAAGGGTTAAATTGATTGGCAAGAAAAGCAATTTCAGCATCTTTTTGTGAAATTGCAGCAGTTTGAGAATCAATTAACTGTCCTGCCGGTGTCTCAGGCTCTGTATTAAGCTCAGGTGTATTGTCTTCTTTAAAAGCCTCTTTCCATTGAGATGCTACCTCAGAACGTATGTCCTCAACTTCTGAAACTGTAAAACCTTTTGAACTATCAAATTGCAACATTGATCATTGTCCCATCGTTTAATTGAATTAACATTTGGCAAACTAACATTCTGCCTTCAGTAGTCAGCTGGTTAACCTGAGCGTCTGCAACTCCTTCAACTTCAAGCGCAGCATCTCTTAATCTGTTTTTTAGAATATCTATTGAAGGCTGTTCTTTTAACTCAAGAGCAAAGTGAGGAATACCACGATCTTCATCGTAATAAGCATCTTTGATAAACAATCTGCAAGCATTAGCAACGTTTTGAGCTATGGCATATTCAGCATAGCAGTTAGCTATCTTGCCATTTTTATCAACAAACAAATCCCATTTATCAGGATCTAAGAATAGAGAGTGCATATTGAGAACCTTGAAAATTGGTGATTAATGAATTATCTTTATAAGTAATATATGTAAAAGGAGTAAGTTCTACTTCTTGCAAATCATTAAGGTTGGACAATGGGTCACCCCTAAAATGCTACTCGATGCGACACCCTGATACTTGTAGTGTTTCCTTAATGAGCTTACTCCTTTACTTTTTTACATTTCTTTAAATTCTTTCCTTTAATAGGTCTAACAGTAAGAATTGAATTTACTTTATTACCTTTAAAATTCTTTAAAATAACTACGCCAAAATTACCTTGAGGATAATTTGTTTTTAAGTATGAACCGTCAATATCTTTATAAAGTTTTCCTTGTGTCATACAGTTATTCATTTGCTTAATAATTTCATCAACAGAATAACCATTGTCGGTTCTATTCTTTATAAAGTGCTTTAAACCAAAAGTATCAGTGCCATAAGCAAGATCTATATTTCCTAAAACAGGATCTTTAAAAAATGCTTTTAGATAACCTGACTTTTTAGATAAAAGCAATTTTATTGCATCACTACCTTTTAATGCGGTTTTACATTCATCTCCATAGTTGTTATATATTTCAGCTCTTGGTGTAGTTTGTGATTTTCTTTGCTTTACTTTCTTTTCATTTATAGGTTTGTTTTTATAGATATGATCTATATTTTGACCTTTAAAATGACCGTTTAATATATTACCGTTTTCTTCAATTAAAAGATGCTTACCATTTTTAATGGTTACCCAATAAGGATTATTAGTGTTTGAATCACAGGTTAAGAAATTAGCGTAAAGCATACCTAATCTGTAAGCTACACCAAGTTTAAAAGCTTGTTCTGTATTCATCAGTTTGGCGTTCCTGTATTGCCACTGCCAGGATAAACACCATTGTGAGTGTGGGTATGTAATGAAGTGCCAGAAGCAATAACATCTTTCTGTGAGATGATGTCTCCGTTAAATGTAGCAGTTCCTCCGCCTTGAGTACCTGATACTAAAGTTCCTGTAACCTGCACATTACCGTTTAGAATGATTGTAGGAGCATTGATAGTAGCTGTTTGAGTGTTGACTGTAACGCTGTCAGAAGCATCTACAGTGCATGTCCTACATTTAATGTGTACATACTCATCTGTTTCTACTGTGTAACCCTCGGGAGCGTGCAGAACGATTGTTTTGTCCTGTTTTAGATGTACCCACACTTTAGGATCTTTAGTGTGAATGGTTGCTACCATGATTGCATCAGCAGGATTGAACTTTCTGAAGCTTGCAGGTCTTGAAGTAGCAGTCGTGGTGCTGTTGATGTTTGATACATCAGCCTTCATGCATAAGAAAACGCCAATATCATTTGGTTCAGGATCCATAATGACAGCAGCAATGCCTGCTTGAAATCTGTAGTGTGGTAATTCCTGATAAGAAGGTGTTGAAAGAGCATTACCTTCTGCATCAGTTTGTGCAATTAAAGGTGTTGCAATAACAGTTTTGGTACCACCTTCACCTGACGAGGAACAGCTCTCAATCTTAGCTAAAAAGCCTGTAAAGACAACTTTATCAATCAGTGACCGTATGTGATACTCCTCAGCGTTAAAAGGGCTTAACGGAGCATACATACTCTGAGTACTGGCTTTTTTAGTAGATGTAATTTCAGACATTATACATACCTTCCACAAGCACCACTCATGTGAGGATAGTAGGCTGTGATTGTAGATTCCCAAGAACCATCACCAGGTAAATTAGATGATAGCTTATGACTTAATTTTGTAATTCGCCATTGGCCTGTGCATTTTGGGACTAGAGTTTTTAACTCAACAAGACCTGCAAATTTAAACTGAGGATTGAATACAGCTTTAAAGCTGATACCATTAGAAGACATGGAAGGATAACCAATCAAACCTGTACTGGCTGTTAGCTTTGGTACAGTTCCTTTTACAGATGAGCCGTTACTGATTAAGATCATTTTGTCATCATCAATAACAAGTTCTGCTCCTACCTGTTCACAAGCCTGTCTGGCCTGTTCAATAGGTGAACCGCTAAAAATTGCGTTTTTAACAGATGCCGTTACGCCTTCATTCTTGAATGTAAAACCTGCAATCTTTGCTTGTTTCTCAACAAAACTTGCAACGCTCTGCGTTCCTTTAACAACATTCTGACCTTGTGCAGTAATAGAGCCAAAGAAACCAATACGAGCATCAATTTTCATTTTGATGTCAGGCTGTGAATTAAAGTCAGCTACAGCAGATGCTATAGTTCCTGCAAACACCTGTGTATAACCGCTGTAATCATCACCTGCATAGATGTTTATGTAGTTGTAATTGTGATACATCGGCATCATTGCAAGTGTTGATATACGCTCCATGACGTCACGAGGCAAGTTATAGATTTCTACAGATGCTTTTCCAAAATCAGGTGGTCCTAATTTCTCTATGTTTGCTGACATACCAAGATCAGAGATTATGATGCTGTTAGAGCCGTTTTTAAAAGTTCCTTTGTTTAAAGTAATTTGAACTTTCAATTTTCTGATTTTAAAAGAGGATGGTGCAGATGCCTGTTTGGTTATAGCTTTATTGGTTTTAATCTCAGTTACTGATTGTGTTTTGGTTGAAGAACTATTTTTTAATACACTGGTAGTTTTACCCCAGATAATCTTAGATGCAAACATGTTAGAACCTCAAACCAAGATCTTTACATTCAGTTTCAGTCAGATAAACAAGTTCAAATCTGTCACCCAATTCGGTGTAATTAGGTTGCTTAGGCATATCCGCAGGGTTAATTACATCAACAATGTAAAGTTGACCTTTAAACTTAGATGGAGACTGAATAATGCCTGTTTTAGGCTGAACTATTGCGCCTTCAACAATTGCTTCATCATCTACATACAAATCAAGAAACATGTAATCACCTTTCTGATACAGGTGAATTTGGCAGATTTGATCATCAAGTATGATTTGAAATTCCTGATTTGGTAATGCTTCAACAGATAGAACTTCCATAGCTAATTTCTAATCCACTTTTTAAAATCATCAACAGGTTTACTTAACACACTGTTAAGCATTGATTCAGGCTTTTTCTGTGTCTGTCCTCTTGATTTACGTTTTGCAATCTTTGTATTGGTATACTCACTCTTAAACTGTCGTACCTCAACAAAGCCACAGTTAACAGTGAGTAAATCAACTCCTGTTGATGCGTCTCTGTGATAATCCATTTTGATAAGATTAAGCGATTTGTATTCCTGATCTGGCGTGATCAAACTGACAATCGTTTCGCTGTTGCTCAATTCCATTAACGCAGATACAGCTGATAAGATTGTTTCAGGAGTTCCTTTAATACCTAAAACAACCTGTATCTCAATAGGGGATTGAGTTTTATTGTAAGAAACAAAAGAACCGTTTTCAGTAGGTGAGGAGATAGCTTTGCTTTCATTTTTAACATCAATGGCAAAGAATGTATTAAAAGTAACAGCCCTCTCTCCGTTATCATCCACAATGTTCCATGTTCTGGTTACCTTTTGTCCCTGATTATTGCTGTTACCTGAAAGGCCATTGATAAAAGAACCTAGTCCTGCCTTTTTAGCAATAGCAAAAGCCTGTGAATTCTGAAACCTGTTAACCTGTTTAAAGAACTTTAAATTATCAAGTTTACGCAGGCTGTTTCTAAGATAGGGGTTTGCTGTCAGCTTGGTAATATCACTCTGAGTAAACATATTACCTGAGGTGATATTCTTTAAGCCCAACCTGTCTAATGCTTTGTCCTGATAGTTTTTAAAGTTCTCTAATCCGTTAATAATTCTTACTTTAAAGCCATTTGTTGAGCTGTGAGAATTACTTGAATTTAATACAGCATCATCTTTTATATCAGCCATATTTTTTAACCTATGCTTAAAAGATCATCTAGTTATAGCAGACGCTTTGCGCTGCTAAATAAGAGTTATCAAGACCGTTAGCTGTCTGTATTACAGAACGTGTCATCTCAGGAGTTGCTCCATTGATGGTGAAATTGTTGTTAACAGTCTTACTCTGATTAGAAGTAGAATTTGAATTAGTGGTATGGTTACTTACATTTGAGTTTGTAACTACCTGTTGTGTTTTTTCAGGTGTAGGAATAGAAGCAACACCAACCTTTAGATTATTAGCTGTTCTAACAAAACCCTGTAAGGTTTTCTGATCTGTCTTTAGTGTATTAAGACGTTTGTTAGCTTCATTGTACTTACCGGCCTTTCTTAACCTGTCAATTTCAGCAAGTTCTTTTTTCTGTCTTGCAAGCTCAGCTCTAAAAGAACGTTCAAATTTGTTTCTCTTTTCAAGTTCATTGTTTAACTTGGATACAGAATTGTCCTGAACTGATGCCTGAACCTGTTTTACGTTTTCAACATTTTTAACGTTGGTTACATTTGAATTCTCAACATTCTTACTGGTTGTTAAGACGCTGTTCTTTGTATTTTCAACGTTATTAACATTCTCTACGTTCTTTAAGTTCTGAATGTCTGTTTCTTTCTTTTTCTCTTCAAGTTTTGTAAGTACTCTTGTTTGAGATTTCTGCTCGGGTAAACTTGAAGTTTGAACGTCATCATCCACAATAGGAGCATCGGTACCTTCATAAGTGGTAGGTTTTGATCCCTGTTTCTTATCTTCATCATCGTTTGAGAAAGGATTTAAACCTTTTACCCACTCGATCATGCTCTTACCTTTTTCAACTACAGAATTAAACATTCCTAAGAATTTACCTTTGATGTAGTCGATAATATGCATTAACCAGTCTGTAACAGGTTTAAACAGATTTTTAAATGAACTGCAGAAATCAGACCAGCCTTGTTTTAATAACTCAGTGTCTCCAGTAAACAGGGCAACAATAGCGCCCATTACCATTTCTACAACACCGAGGATTGCGTTAAAAGCACTTCCTACAGCATTCACAAGAAACATTGCAGCTTGTGCTAAGCCGTCAAACCATGTTGCATCATTTCCTTGGTCAAACAGCTTTGCTAAAAGAATGCCAAAGTAAGCAATACCATTAAAAACATGTTCTAAGATGTTTGATAGGGATCTTAGTGACTGCTTTAATGTTTCAATGAAGGTATTAACTCCTTCTGAATTTTTAAAACGTTCATAAAACTTTGTTATAAAGTCATAAGCTTTTTTACCAAAGTTAATGAAAGGATCCCAGAAAGTACCAAAGAGGGATTTACCACCTTTTATCCTTACTATCAGATCATCAATAACAAGAGCTAAAGCTACAATACCTGCAATGATCCACGTAATAGGATTCATTAAAATTGCACCTGCAAGAGATATAAATGCAGGCACCAAAGCAGTAGTAATAACCACAGCTAAGATTTTAAAGAATCTTGCAGCATCTTCTTTGTGTTCTCCTAACCACTTGGAGAATGAATTTAAAGCCTCTACTCCTTTTAAGAGTATTGGATTAAAAGAACGCATCAGAACAGCTGAGAAATCAGCTACAGCAATTCTAAAGTTAGTTAAAGCCTTTTGGCTTTTTACATAAACTTCAATATCCTGTTTTGTGTAGCGGTTGAATGCTGCCATCTTCTCACGCCACTCATCTAGCTGCTTGTAGTAAGCACCTGTCATCTGAGCTACTTGTGATAATCCACCAAAGTAAGATTTAAACATTGCAACAACAGAGAAAGCAGCTGCTAAAGGTCCTGCGATACCCTTAACAAGCCCAAGCATACGATTAGCTGTATTATTAGCTGTTTTATCTAATGCCTGCGCAACATTAGATGTGCTCTTTTTTGCATTCTCTTCAACTTTGTTCATCTGACTGTCAATATCGCCAGTATCTAAGCCGAGTTTAATTAAAAGTACGTCACCTAATGTTGCCATTTTTTAAGTTCTCTGTTTACTTGCAAAATCATTTGCAATGTTTTCGTTAGTTCTTGCAACATACAGACACTCTAACAGGTCCATAGCATCTTCGTAGCTGTAGTACTGTTCTAGTTCTTGTAATGTTGCATAATGCTCCTGTATTAAAGGAGCAAACAGGCGTGAGAAGTTCTGTGTTTGAATAAAATGAGGTGTTTGACCACCAGAACTTAAGCTTGCTTCTTCAAGCTGTTTTCGTTCTTGTAAGAAGAAAAATTTACAGCAAATACCTCTTTCTGTAATTGCCATAAAGCTCTAATATCATCAAAGATTTCAAGCTCTTTTTCAGTAATATTGATGATGGCTTCGTCATTCATTCTTACAGCTGTTTCTTTAACAAGGTCAAATAACAGATGATCTACAGTGTCAGGATCTAACTGACCAAAGAAACTAAAGCCTTTTTGAGCTATTAAATTGGTAATGGTACTCATAGTATCTGAACCTGATACGCCTAGTTTCTCTATATCAATGTTGAGTAATCCTGCTTTTGCCAGAGCTATACCAACTCTGATTAACCACTTTTCAGCCTTAATTGCAGGGATTTGAGTTAATCTGAACTTATATTGAGCTTCACCATCAACGATGGTAATGTTTTTAATCTGTCTCATGTAATAATCTCACCTATAAAAAAAATAGGGCATCAAAACTGATACCCCAAAATCAATATTAGCTACGGAAAAAAGAGTTAAATAGTTGAATCGTTTACATCTTCAAAGGTAAATCCCCACTGAGTAGGCTCTAATACTTTCTTTGCATTTAAAATTGAAGGAACCTCTGTCAGGATGCCATTAATCAAAGTAAATTCTTTGCCTAAAGCAGGAATTGAAATTGAAGCTGTAATTGAATAAGTTGTCTTATTTAATCTCTGATTGTTTGCAATATTTCTCAAGTACTCAATAGAATCTGAATCAGCTTCTAATGAAATCTTAAAAGGAATAGGTGCAGGGGTATAACCTGCTGCAAGCTGTCCATCTACACCCATTCTTACCTCAGCAATAGTTACATTATCAGAGCTGAACGCATCATCAGATGCGAACTTCTCAATCTGTACTCCTGAAGGGTAAAGCTCTTCAACTGTTAAGATTAAGATTGCGTTTGCACTAGTAATAGTCTTCATTTATTTCTCCTAAACTACAGCAATTGAAGGCATGGTTAAACGGTGTACAGCACCACCATAGGTGTAAACCAAGTTACAAGAAGGGGATTTACGTTGCTGTCTTGTCTGAGCTGAAGGATCTAAAATCTGTAAGTAGTAGCCGTTATTGTAGATTTCGTCTGAGTAATCAGCACCCAACTCTTCGATTAAAGAACTCTTCTGAGTTTCAGATAAAGATACACCAGCTTCAATTACGCCATTATTCTTAGCACGGTTAATTACATCTCTTAACCATGAGCGGATCATTGCATAACCACGTGAGGTGTATGGCACTCTTCTAACAGCTTCAAATCCTGCCATTACCTGAACCTGCATTGCGTTACATAACCAGATTGAATTTAGATAAGTATCAATCCAGTCCCATTCACCTAACATACGGCCAGAGTATAACCAGACAAAGTTGTCATTACGTGTTGCATAGTTACCTATGAAGTTGACTTTGTGTCCCTCAAGAGCATTTGCTTCGTCTGTATCTAATACATTTGCACCTAATCCATCCTGAGACTTGAATGCAAAAGTAATAGTGCTGTTCTTGTTATCCCAGGCAATAGAAGCAGCTGCACCCATGATAAACGCTGCAACACGATATGAATCATAAACAACAGTGGTTGCTGCTATGTTTTCTGTAATCAACTTTTCAGCAATAATTGATTTACTGTTACTGTCAGCATTTTCTTTAGAACTGTCCCAAAGAACATACAGATAACAAACACCAGCAGATGCATTAGCTGTAGCCCATTCGCCTAATTCTAAAGCTTCATCGTCTGATGCTTCCCATAAGGTTGTAAAAGTAACGAAGTTCTGGAAGCTTAAGGTCAGCTTGTTTAAGGTTGCTGATAATGTGGTAGAGTTAGATCCTTCTGATACTACACATGCGTCAGAGGTAAAGCCCATTGCAAGAGCAACATCACCTGTAGGAGTATCAACAGATACATTAGATGATGATGTACCATTGGTGATGGTAAATGCGTTAGTAACTGAATCAAAAGCAACTGTTAAACCTGATAACTCAGCATCTTCTGAATCAGAATCAAGATCTCTTAAAGCTTCTTGAACCTTGTCAGCTACTTCAGATAATGAAGATGCTGAGGATAAGTCTAAGCTTGAAACTGTATGTATTTTGCCTGTTAATGTTACAGAAAAAGCGCCATTTGAAATCTGAGTTAAAGATGCTAATGCTGTTGAAGGTTTTAACGCTGTACCTCTAACAAAAGGCGCTACACCTGTATCGCAGTAACGATAGAAATACAGAACAGAAGGCTTAATCTGACTGTTTTTGTAGCCACCAAAATACACCTGAGCAAACTTATATTCATCTGATGTTTCACCAAATGCAGAGGCTACAGCAGAAGCTGACGAATATAAGGTAGGTGCATTTACGGCAAGTCTTGAATTCTTTGAAAGAACAAGACCATTAAAGACCAGATCAGAGCCTGTACCTTTTAAAATTCGAGGTACAATGCTGACGATGTTACTTGCACTAATTGGCATTGTATTTTTCTCCTATTTAATAGAATCTACGTTCTTAATACCTAGAACGTTCAAAGAAGGGTCTTGCTTTTCAGCTTCAGACAAACGGATAATAAAATTGTTTTTAATGTCAACTTCAGTAAAGCCAAAGCTGTCATAAATGGTTTCTGTAGTCATTGCTATATGAAGAGTTGTTGACCAACGTTTTAAATAGTTGTTATCGTCAGCCACAATAGTGGTGTCGTTTGAACTGTCAGCATATAGAATATGCATTCCACGAGCATTTAAGAACTCATAAACAACATCTGAACGTGTAAAATTATCTATTGAACTAGCTCTTAACATGGCATCTAATCCATCAGAGCCGTTAGAAGTGTCTGCGTAACAGTCAATCTGCACACTTACTTCATATTCAACTTTGTTGTGCTCTTCTTCATTTTGCGCATCGTATTTAATTTCGTTGGTGCCGTGTCTGACAATATTTAAAATTGTGTAGATCACGTAGTCACTTGAATCTTCAGGAAGAGTTAGATTGTTTTGATTGCCATAAAAGATGTTGTTTTCATCTACAGAGGGGATTAAGAACTCATTTAACAGCTCATAGAGTGTTTCCTGTAGATTGGTCGATGTCTTGATCGTGTTCATTGCCTTTGTCTTCAGAAGGAGTTACGGGAATAGATGGTGTAAGTTCAATAGCTTTAATAGTTAGGTTTGGTGCTCTGTCTTGAAGTTGAACTCTTAAGCACATCCAACCTGCTTTTGAAAAGTCCTCTTCCACAGCGATTACAAACCACCACATGCCATTACTGTCTTTTAGGTAATCACCACTGCGTGACAGCTGTCTGAATACGTTGTATGGCTTTTCTTTTAGCTTATCTGATGATTGTAAATAGAGCTTTCTGATCTGTGAGTTTTGACCTGCAAGATTAGAGTGATCTAATGCAGCATCATTCTCTGACTGAAAACTGCCTTTAACTTCTATACCGTTCAGATAAATGGCTTTTACAATGCCTTTTACATTCTGTTGTCCACAGGAACGAAAGAGGGTAAAGGTTTCATCTGCAAGGTTAGCATTGATAGCTCCTCGCACGATGTTGTGAAGATTTAACATATAGAGCCTGTGATAAATTGTGATTATTGGATTTCAAAAGAGATTGAATCTCTTAATAACCCTGAACTGATACCAGCCTGAGACGAGCTTGATGTTCCTGTACCGTCTTGTGAATGCCCCTCTGAAATAGCTCTATATATAGCCATTGTCATAGGTGAACGAGGTGGAAACCTGTTATTCCTGGAACCACCATTTTCAAGAGTTGTTTGAATATCCTGAACCATAATCGCACCGACCATTTGAAGCGATTTAACATAAAAAGAGGCATCAGCACCTACGGAGAAATGAACCAGAGATTTAATAAAGTAGTCTTTCCAATTCTTTTCTTCATCTGCAATGGTGTATCTAAAAAATGGTCTTGGTGGATTGTATAAAGTAGCACCTGCAGGAACATGAACACCTTGATGTGATAAATAACCACTCTGTCTTGATGTTACTCTCTGAACCCAGCCAAACTCTAAGTATTTGCCATATTCCTGTGTTGATACACCGCTCTCTGAACGCATCTCACGAACACCAACAGCAACAGTCTTACTAGATTCAGTCTTAAGGTTTTTAACCAGAGATTTAAGCTGTTCTAAGTTAACTTCAATCTTATGCATGATGTGATATTAGTAAAAAATAATCTATAATTAGGTAGAGTAAGAGTTTAAGAAGAGAATTCCGTTTCTTTGTAATACATTGAGTCAGGTTCGTGGTAGGCAATGTTCTCTTGCTTGTATCTTTGTAAAAAGCAACCTATAATTACGACCAAGACGGTAGTGAAAGTCAGAAAGACGGTCATCCTGCTTACGGTTAGGATTTATTCCTAGAGCCCGGATGGTGAGTAGGCCGCACACCCGCTACCGTCCATGTTATTTTTTTGTTTTTTATTAAAAATATCTTATACTTTAATTAAAGTAAGAGTTTTAGAAAAGAATTCTGTTTCTTTGTAATACATTGTCTAGGTCTGAAATATGCGATGTTCTCTTACTTTACCAACATTCTTTGTTTTTTAATCTTTAACCTATCAGGGTAAATTTCCATATTTGTTAATACAAACCTGTTGTTATGTATGCCATTTTTATCTGTAAAACCTTTTTTAATAACTAGTCTATAACGAGTATTACCTATTGAATGTTCAATAAAAAATTTTTGAGTATCATTAACTTTAAAGCGATTTATTATTGAACCTTTATTTATTATCTCGGGTAAGTATTTAACTGCTTTCTCAGGATCCTGACCGCATTCACGTCTTCTTTTTATAATATGTTGCAATCCTGCATTATCATTACCCCAAACAAGATCTATATCACCAATACCATCACGATGAAAGGCATCTTTTATGTGTCCGTGTTTCATAGATAAGAGCACACTAACAGCCTTTTCGTTTCTAAGATTTTTACCAGTGATCTCGTTTCCATAAAGCTCTTTAATTGTGGTTGAACTATAGCCTGCTTCATTACCAACCCCACTAACTTCTTTAGTCTTGGAGTTAATAGCAATCTTCTTACCATTCTTAGCTGTTCTAAAGATAAGATCCTTGTCAGGTATATTCTCATCTTTAGTTAACATGGTCTGTCTAGCTTTCATGCCTAAACCGAACATAAAACCAAGACAGTAAGCTTTTACAATGTTTTGAGTTAGTGGAGTTACCATAGTTAACCAATGAAGTTTTTAATGAAGTCACTTTGATCTTCTGTAGCTTTAACAGTCCATGCTTTTAAATCAGGATTCCATCTGAACCTTCTTGATTTAAGCATCGCACGATCTTCTTTTGAAGGAACACCGTTTGTCTTTAATACCGCAAGTGATTCACCTTTGTTGTTCTTGGCAAAAGAAACATCACCTAAGCGAGTATTAAAAGAAGATGTTGAAGCTGAAACAGAGCTGTTAGCTTGAGAATTAGATAATCTATTAGATGCTGTATTGATTTTAGTTTGAAGTTTTTTAGCTTCAGCCTTTAGAGTTCCATTAAAGGTTCTAATAGCTTTCTCATCTGATACTTTTGGATTGTCGAAGTAATCCATTTTGAAGTAATCAACCCACTTTTTTACTCCTGCAGGTGCATCATTTAAAGATTTTGCAACTTTATAAAAGTCATCTTTAGTCTTAACATTTTTAAAAGCATCAACTGCATCTGTATAACCTTTCTTTTCTTGTTGCAGGTCGTAAATTCTATCTTGTAAATCACCTCTAGCTCTTTCACCTGAGCCTTTAATCTTGTAATCAGCATGCTTTATGTTATCAGCTCTGTATTGAGCTTTTTCAGCTTCTTGTTTTGCATTCATGTAAGCATCTTGCTTTCTTTGAAGTGCATTTTGAGCTGAGTTCATACGACCTGCTACATTAGGTTGACCAAACTCACGTCCGGTCTCTTTTTGATATTGCCATTCGTCATCCCACTTCTTACCTGCTTCTTCTACTTTACGTTGCATTGTGTCAGCATGCTGCTGAGCTAAATCAACTCTACGTTTTAAAGAAGCTTCACGGGCTTTCTTGCGTTCTTCGTATCCATCAGGCTTTGCGATTGATGATTTTTTTTTGTAAGACTAAAGAAGCTTCCTTCACTGCTTTTTGTAAACTTTTAGCTTCGTTTGCTCTTTCAGTGTCATTTACAGCTCCTTTTAGCGAGTTTTGCCAATATTGAATATTAGCAATAGCTTGATGCACTTCTGAGCCTTTACCATATGTATTTCCTTTAGGTGTTTTGAGTTCCATTAGTTTGTCGACAATATCGTCTGACTGATTAAGAACTTCTTGAGGTGATGATGAAGAAAAATCGATTTGTGCTTTATCAGTCTTTTTATTGTTAGCCTTTCTTTGTTTTTTAGCTTCTTTATAACTACGTTCCTGTGACAACTTACTTGCTTGTTCGAATGGACCGTTATTATAGTCAATTTCAAGAGAACCAAATGGCTTGTTAATAATATCTTGATAAGATAAAGTGCCGTGCAGTTCATGACTAACATCAACGTTTGCTATTCCGTCAGTCATTCTTTTGATTTTTGAAACAACATTAGGATCTTTTAATTGAGCTATAAACTGTTTCTTTTCCTCATCAGATAAGTTGTTTAATTTGTTTATTTCTCTAGTAGAATTTTGAATGTAACGTTTCATGTATTCGTTAGAACGCTCAGCAATCTTTTGTTTTTCAATATCTTTTGACGTTTTATTTGTAAAACCAATCTTCTGATTATTCATCATGTCAGCTTTATGGTTCATACGGTTAACATTCATCTGAGCGCCAGCTTGCTCATGACCTCTTTTAACAGCTGAAATATGACGACCGTTAAATTTACCGCCCATGCCTCCTAACACTTCACCTGACGTAGTATCAATCAGTGCAGGACGTCCTTTATGACCTTGACCGTTAGGATGTACAGTGATCCACTTAGCATCATCTTGAGCTAGTTTTTTTTTCTGACGACCTAAAGCATAAAGAAAACCTTTCATGAAGGCTAATTGAAGAGGAGTAAACATATTTGACCTATAATAAAAAATGACATCTGATTAAAAGGATGAGTTACGACTTAAAAGATGAGTTACGACACTACCCAAATGGATGGTTTATCTTGTATCCATAAAATCTACCGCCTTTGGTGCGACCTTTTAACATTTGCCATGCCTGTTGACCGCACAATGTCTGATTCCACCAATCAGCGGTATCTTTGTTTGACTTGAATAAATCAAAACTTGTATTTACTGAACCTTGTGATGCGGAAGTTACTCTTCCAGGCTGTCCGTTTTTATTCCACAGCTCTAATGTAGCTAAATGACAGGTAACAGCATATAAAAACGTTCTACGTGTGTAGATGTCGTTTTCAGGCTCATACTTGAAGCATGATGAACTGTCATCATTGCCATACAGCTCACAGGCATCTTGAAAGCACATTTTTAAAGCCTCATCTGAAATATCAGCCAAATGCTCATATCTGCATCTAAAAACATCTATATCAAATTCAACTTTCATTTCAGATAAAACCTCAATCAACAGGGGAGCTTAAACTCCCCATTCATTACTATTCTTTTGCTTCTTCAACTTTTGCGTCTTTAGGAGAAGCAGGATCAAAACCGCCTGATGTCTGTGCGATCTTGTCCTGTACAGTATCTGACTTCATCTCATTCTCATTTTTGATTTCAAAAACACTTGGTAAAAAGCCTTTTGCACCAATAAACATGGTTTCACGTCCATGTAGAGCTTTAATAGCTTCCCAGTCTGTTCTTGATAATGTCTGATGTACTCCATTACCAGACTCAGTTAAGATGCCTTTTCTCTTACCTCGTAAAACAGCATCTGTTCCGTATAAAACTACAGATTTTGTTCCACCTGAGCCGTTAGGAATATCATCAAACTTGTGGTTATGACGTAAGCAAACAACAATATGAACAACGTCTGCACCTGTTAACTTCTCTGTCTCAGTTTTCTTTTTAACTGCCATTTTATAGTCTCCATAAATTAAAAAAGGCGGTAAAAACCGCCTTAAGAGATGAGATTGAAAAACTAGATACCCTTCATGATAGCAATCAATGAAGGACGCTTAATCACAGTACCAAAGGTAGTACCGATAGCTTTCTGTGAGAAGTGTGACTCATGAGGAATTAAGCGACCTAAACGATACTTCTCTGAATAAGAAGGCTGTGCTGTAATATCGCCATTGTACTCAGGAACAATTAAGTACAATGTTTCACCTGTAGTATCACTTAACTCAGGAACTACCTCAATCTGAATGTTTGGATAGTTCTCAAGTAATAAGCCTTTAGCTGTCTTACCAAACTGAGTTGCATTTGTCAGATCAGCGTTTCTTGCATTGGAAATACCTAAGATCATAGGAGTATTTGCATCAATGTTACCGCCGTTGTTTTTCTGTAACTCAGTGATTAACTTTACAATATCGTCATAAGCTCTATTAGCAAAGTCAGCTGTTGAGTCAGCCTTTTTATCAGCCCATGTTGATTTACCATTTGCTGAAATTGGTGAAATAGAATCAGGTAAATTAGGATCATTTAACAGACCATAGATTTCCTTACCCTCAACACCAAAGAGATAGAACTTATTCTGTGCTCTTTCAATAATTGATGCTGATGCTCTCTGTTTACCTGCTACAAGTGACAGTTTTGCAGCAGCTGCTAATTCAGCTTCAAAGTCACCATATTTTAAGGTAGTCTGGAATCTGAACTGCTCACGAACAGGGAATTCATAGTTAACATCTACAGATGAACCATTCTGAAAATCAGAATAAGCTTCAACGTCACCTGCTAACTCCTCTACAGGGAATGTATAAGAGTTATCAGTCCACTTACCAACCTGAGCTTCAATACCTAACTTTGTTGCAGCTGTTTTTGCAAACAGAATTTGTACAATTTTAGGATCGATGTAAGCAGTAAATGCTGATGGAACTCCAACGTTAGCAGGAGTAATTGCAGCATCCTGCGCTAACATTCTTGCGGTTTTGTTGTAATCAGTACGGATATTTCCGTTTACTGAATCATAAGCCATAAAGCCTTTTGCATAAGGAGCGACAATACCACGCTCTTTAGCTAGCTCAAAATCTTCGATCATTGATTATCTCCTAGAATCTCTCAGCGATGACTAAATCACCTTCAGCAAAGTTCTTCTTGCCGTCAGTTGCTTTAACTACCCAGCCTGTATCAACTACACCTGTACCTGCAGTTGCTGCTACAGATACAACACCAGTAGTAGGCTTAATTAAAATCTTTAAGCCTGTAGTACCTGCAGAAGGAGCCTTAATGTAGTACTGGCCACGTAAAGCAATGGTTACAGTCTCACCATCTCTATAAACTGATGTCGCTTCATCAGTTACAGATTCAAAAGTTGAAGTTAAGTTGCGTTCTACAATACCGATTGGCAACTCGGTATCAGCTGATGCTGTAGCTGAAACTACACCGTCTTTATTAAAGAATGCAAAACCACCTGCTTTTACGGTACCGTCTGAGAAGTAGTTTGTATCTGTATAAAACGCCTGACCTACAACTACCTGCTGACCTTCAAAGCCTTTAGCAGGGTATAGACCGACAGTCTTCTGTAAAATTGACATTTATTAAACTCCTACCTGAACATTTGTTAAAATTTCTGAAATAGCACTATTCTTTGCTGTAGGAGCTGAATCAGTAGCCATTACAGTTCTCTTGTCCTTAGTTGCAGTTAATGCGCTGATTACAGCTTTTGCTGCTTTGCCTGTTAACTGATTGTAATTTCTGATGCCCAGCTTCTTAGCTGCTTCACGGTAAATCTGACCTGCGCTGTCAAAAGCCATTGCATCAACATTACCTAAAATTTGTCTGCACTCATTAGCAGCTGCATATTTAAGCTTTAGCTGTCTGTTAACAGCCTTAACCGCTACTTTAATCTGTGCATCCTGACCTAATGACTTATCTGTATTCTTATCTTTTTCGGATGAAAGCTTAAAGCCTGTAATGAATGCTTTCTTAAGCTCTGGTGAAGCTTCATCTAATCCACACTGCTTTAAAGCATCGCCAATGACCTTATCGTCATCGTCTTCTGCCTGAGCATTGTCATTAGGTTCTTCATCCTTAGCTGAATCAGTATCATCAAGATCATCATCAGTAGCATCTACAGGCTCTTCATGTTCAGAACCATTATCAGAAGTATCAAGATCATCGTCTTCAGCAGGTTCTGATGTTTCCAAATCATCGTCTTCAGCTGAATTTAAAATGTCTTTATACTTGTCTTCATCACCATTAGCTTTGATAGCTTCAATTAAAGCTTCAAGCTTACCGTCAGTTGCAGGAGTATTATCCTTATCAACCATGTCGCCTTCTTTTGCCTTGTGCAGGTCAAGAATTGACTGTGCAAGGTTCTTCTCGGCATTTTCAATTGCTGCATTATCAGCCATTGTATTTTTCTCCTTGATTTGTGCGTCTTCCACCAGTACATCATGTCCCGCACGGCCCTCTTCAACGAGAGCAACATGATTACAATTAATATCAGTCATTACGAAATCGTAATGTTGACCATCAAACTCACCTTCTTTTTTTACAGGCGTGTATCTGTAAGCAAGACTAAGTTCACGCATTGAACCGTCTTTAATACGGTCAATTGCCTTAGCATCGTGAAAATGAAGTGAATTAGTAAGATAAGGTGCTTCCCATTTGGCATCATCGCCAGTAGAACCAATACGAGTATCTTTAGCAGGCGCATTTGCGTAATCAGCGTGATGCTCAAACTGAATTGGAATGCCGTTTAAACTCTGAATAGTGTCAGGTTTTGATAATTCTGATGCAGGTCGATAACCGTGATAAATGACATCAGATTCAAAACCAAGTTCTCCATGATTAGGTATCTCATGTCCATAGTATGGTGCTACCTGTTCTTTAGTCACAGGGGAAACAGCAACATGAAGAAAACCATTGTCGTCCACAGTTCTTACTGAATCTTTATCTATTGAGAAATTGTCAAAAGCTAAACTTGTTGGCATGATTTGACCTATATTTATAATTAGAAGTCGTCTTAGTTAAGATGTAACTACGACTAAGACGAGTTACGACACCACTCTGGTAAAGCCATACGAAAACCGCACTTACAGTAAGGCAGTTCACCAGGCAAAACATTCTTGTTTACATCACTGTCATACAGTCCTACAGAGATGTCATAGCGCTGACCATCAAAAGCTCTGTGAGTTTCTCTTGACGTGTATTTGCCAGGTACATGTTTCCAGATAGCGTATTGAATTCCTAAATCCTTTGCGTTGCTGATTTGTATCTGTATACTTGATTTATGTACCTGATCACTTACAACACGCTCTACACGTGCTCTGTCAAAACCTTGTGTTGCACCTAAGACAATGCGAAGATCTGAAAGATTGTCTCCACCTAGCAAACCTTTTTGAACAACATCAGAAATACGCTGTACATCGTTAAGTGAAATCTTTGTGATTAAAGCTGCATTCTCTTTAATCATTCCTTCCATTTGAGATGCAATAGAAGGGGAAATGAACTGTTTTTTAATGGTAGGTACTGTCCATTTTCTTTTCAGGTAATCAAGATTAAACCCTGCTGCTTTAAGAGCTTGTTTCTGAGCAAAACTGACTGTTGCAACCTGATTGCGTATGAACCAGTCACAAAGCTGTCTTGAAATGCTGTTTAATCCTGTAGCCCATGAACCTATATTTCGATTTATAAAATCATCAATATGGTTCTTAAGCCATTCAGGATCAGCTTTAGCCATTGAACGCAGTATCTTGCGCTGTAGCTTTAGTAATTGCTGTCGTTCTGCCTGTGTCTTAGGTTTAGACAATGAAGCATCTGTTGTAAGCATTGCTTCACTGTCCAGATTGAGCATGATTTGATTTAAAACATAACGTTGAAAATCACTTTGAAGTTTCAGAACCTTCTTTTGAAAGGTTTTGAGAAGCCACTGATTCGGCTCGATTACTCTCGCTGTTCTCAGCTTTTTCATTCTTAGCCTCATTCATCATCTGTGTAAATGGATCGTCTGTCTTAAAATCTTCCTGCTCGCCATTCTGCATTGCTTGTGCTTGAGCTTGTTGCAGTTCTTCTGGCATTTCACTGTCGATAAAATCAAGGCCAATGTCTTGATCATTCTTAACAGCTTCACGAAGTTCTTCAGCGCTTAGAACCTGTCTATCAAGTAACTGAACCCATGCACCTACCTTAGTTTGAGCTGTCATAGCCTGTGAGGCTCTGTTTTCAACATCAAGAGGTACAAAGTCGAATGTAATTGAAGGATCAATCTCTCCAAATTCAGCACGCTCAATAGCGTTAATGCAACGTTGAATTGCATCACGGTGTAATTCCTGTTTTGATGAGATATGGTCGTAGTAGTTTTTAAGATCGGATTCGCCTGTAGCGTTAAAGCCTGAAGGAGAGATACCAAGTAGCTTAACAGCAGGTACTCGGTTAATTGCACAAATCATTTCTAGGCTTTGTTTAACAATATCTGTACAGCCTGCTACTGTAGTTTGCACATTAGTTACATCTTCACTGTCTTTATCACACACAAAGATTGAATCGTTATCTCTGTAGCGGGCTAACATAGCCATCTTTGCGTCAAAGAAAGCAATACCTTGAGCGTCACTATTTAGAATTGCATCCATATCAGTTTTAACTACAAGTAGCGATATCTTTTGAAGCAGTTTTGCTGTGTAAGTTCTGCATTCGTTAAAGTGAAGAATGTAATCCCATAAGATTTGAGCTTGTGGAATACCTAAGAAGTTGTAATTTGGTTTTAGCAGTAATGGAGGTTCATTATCAACAATTCTTAGTAATCTGTCTTTGTGAACTTTCTTACCTAACACATACCAATACTTAGGCTTCATATAATCAGATGCTAAAGGATTAAAGGCGTTGTATTCGGCAGGTGAGACGTTAACAGGATCAACTAGAATAAACTTAAGATTGTGCTCAGGATCAATCTCAGCTGACTGATTGTTAATTGCTAGTGGCAAATCAAGTTCATCTGAACCTGTATCTATAAAGATAAAGCAACCGCCCATGTAACCTGTAGTAGTAAAAGCCTCATGAAATACTGATTGAAGGTGATACTTGTTCTTGATTAAATCATCAAGTTTACTGATCTTGTCAGGATCAGTGTCTTCTCCACCTTTTAGCTCGATCCATTTTTTTGACATGTCATCAGCGACAGTTGAGATACAAGCTCTAACCATACCTTGCTGAGCGATCTGCTGTAGTGCTCCATAACCTACAAATGAAGTAACAGGGAACTGCCCCATATCAAAGGCATGTTGCTGTAAGCTCTGATAAATGGAATCAAAACCGCCAATACTTTCAAAAGCAGAATCCATTGCAAGACGTGTATTTTCTTTGCAACCTAACGTTACAGGCAAAGAGAAAGCTTTCTTAACCTTTTCTAAGGTATCAAATGCTTCAGCTGTTCTTTTAGGCATAAGCAACTGATTAAGTAACTCTTCAGGAGAGATCTTTTTCTTTGCTTTGGTCTCTTTAATTTCTGCTTTTTGTTCTTTAGTATTCATAGGCAATAAAAAAGCACCTTGCGGTGCCTTCTTTTGTAATTATTTAACTAGATTTTGAATAACAATTGGTATTGATGCTTTGATAAATTCCCAACTAAGCGAAATCCCAATCTGTTTTGATTTAAGTTTAATTGCATTCCAAATTTTTTGATCTCGTAGTGCATCTAAAAGATCATGTCCTGACATGGTTATATAAACACCTCTTAAATCCCAAAAGTTAAAAGAACCATCAGAATTTCTTTGCACTTCAGCATGCTTTATTATTCCAGCATCTACAAGAATTTCTATATGACCAAGTAATACTTCATCTGAAATACAATAAGGTGGTTTTACACTTAATCCATCATTGATAAATGAATCTAAAGAATTGTTTTCAATCTTCTCTAAGATTACTTTTATGACATCCCAATCACGTTTCATATTTACCTCTTATAGCAAGACAAAGAACAGCAATAATGAAATAATCGATAAGATTGACTGAACTCTCAATAGCCATCCTCTACGTGCAATCTGAACCTTTAAATTGGCAATTACTTTGTCATAGTCGTAAAGAATATCTTTAACTGATTTGTCATCTTCTTTTAACTCATCATACAAAGCTCTAAACTTGTCCATTGGTAGATAAGTTGAACCTGTGAATAAGCCACTTAACGACATACAACCAAGAATCAATGAAGCTGTAGAAGTAAATGTCATCGCAACTGCAATGTAATACAAATCCTGATGAACAGGCATTGCTTTTAAGCCTGCAATTAAAGCTACATTTAACCAAAGGTATGTCTTAGAAACATCACGCTGATGTTCTTTTACTTCTTGACTTAAGTTATACCAGAATTTGTAAGCATACTCTAAAGACAATAATGGTGAAAACATGATAAATACCTTATTTATGCAATTCTAAAATCACAGGGCTTATAATTACTAGAAAGACAAACCAAATGAACCATGACATACATTAAAACCTTCTTCTGCCTTGTCTTAACAGTCTTAAATTAGCTTCTGAAACTCTATTTTGAGTGTCTTTTAACTCTACAAGACCATAACGAAGTGCATCCATGCAATGACTGAACTCATGATTAGGTTTGTTTGTTGGTTTACCTAATCTATCCTTTTCCCAACAGTAATTTTTGATTTCATGTTCAAAGTTTGTACATTTAGGAGAATAGATGATCTTGTAGTTCTGTATCTTTTGAATACCATAATTTACAGAATCAGGACCTTTAGGAGCTGGTTTTGCATTGATACCAACTCTACGAAGTTCTTCAATAGATTTAGGCTCTGCAGCATCACAGTAAACAACTTCACCTGTTAAGCCAATATCGTCCTTAATGCGTTTTGCTATTTCTTGATTGGTAACATTGGTTAGATACAGTTCATAACAGATATAAATCTCTTTATTCTCTGTATCAACAAATCCACCAACGAAAGCTGTAGGATCAGTAAAACCAAAATCCAAACCAAAGAACGCTTTATATCTGCGAGGTGCTCCAATGTAGTCTCTGTCGTTTAACTCTCGACATTCTACATTCTCATAAATAAGGCCTTCTGCAATACCCCAATCACCTAATCCCTCAATTTGATATCTGCGAGGATTGCGCTTTTTCATGTCTTCAAATAAAGCATGATCAGCTTCAGATAACCACTCGTTACAGAGGTAATTAGTTGTCTTGGTAAATGTAAGTTCGGAAGGTTCATCGAAAAAGCGTGACTTTAACCATGACTGTTCAGACCATGGATTAAAGGTGATCATAATTCTGATGAAGTAATCATCAGGCATCTGACCACGAAAAGACATATCTAACTTGTTAAAAGCTTCTTCGTCTACAATCTCATATGCTTCTTCAATCCATACCCAGCAAAGATAACCTTTAGGCACGGAAATAGAAGTGATCTTCTGACCTTCATCTAATCCACGAAACAAGATCTTCTGACCTGTAGGGGTGTAAACAATCTCAAGAGGGGAGGTCTTGAACGTGAAGTAGTTCTTAATACCAAATCGTTCACATGCCCACTGCAAATCAGAGAACTGACTATCTCTGATAGTATTCTGATAACGTCTTACACATAGAGCGTTACCAAGTGGCATTTTTACAATGTGGTATATAAGCCACAAAGCAGTTGTTTTTGATTTCTTACTAGCTCTTGAACCTTTACAGACTACATAACGTTTCTTTGTGTTCCACCAATCACCATAGTTATGACCAACTATATCAAGCAATTGTGAAACTTTAGTAGTCATCAGGCATTTCACCAACGATTATTACAGGGGAAACGTTAACATTAGTTGAAGTATCGTAAGCACCTTGCATCTTAGCCAGAAGATCTGCTGCTTTGATGCGGTCAAAATTAGAAGGTAGTTTAAAGTCGTGAACAACGTCACCCATTCCTTTATTGCTAACTACCATTAACTGCTCTTCTTTAGCTTCACCACGAGCGATTGAGGTTAAGATTTTTTGAATTTCGTTTTTATCTGCAATAAGTTTTGAATTAGCCTCATCAGCTAGTTCTTTAATTCTCTGTTTGATATGTTTTTTCTGCAACAGCTTATAACCATAAGAGCCTGCTGCATTTCCTTTCATTGAATAGCCGGCATCTATTACAGATTGTTTTGCATTTGCATTAGAAGCGTAAGCAATGCAAAACTTTTCTTCTTTTGGATTTAGTTTTGGCATGATTACACCGTTTTGAAAAATTAGAAAAGCTAAACTATAATTAAGCAAATACCGTAAAGCTCCATTTCTAGGAAGAAAAAACCGTATGCCTAGATTTGTAGGTATACCGAACCTCGATTAACAAGCGATATATTCACCTTTACGGTATGATGTCATATCCTGTTATTAACCAAGTCTTGGTCGTTATCCAATATGGATTGTTTGTTGAAGCATCAAAACTTAATTTACGGAGTTTATGATAACTAAAGCCTAAGCCACAACAAAATCCTAATGTATAGGCTTGAGTTATATTCATGTTTACTCCGTTAAGCTTTGATACCGTTTACTTAACTCATTACGTTCAACTGCAATCTCATCACACTTAGCTGAGAGCTTAAGTGCATACTCTGCAAGAGTTCTTCTGTCCTGTCTAAGCTGTCCACATTCACAGGTTGTTTTAGCTTCTCTGGTAGATGTGGTATTTGTGGACAATGTTGTTCTGTTGGAACTGCCACTGTCTGAGTGCATGCTGTTAGAAAATTTACGCTTATTAAGCATAGACAAAGCTTTATCATATTTATCTTGAATCTTCTGAAGTTCATTGTTAGCCTCTTTGTCAGCTTGTCTCTGTTGTTCCTGCCAATAGTGTTCTCTATTAAGCTGCTTAACTGTAGCTTCTTGATCTGCTTTTATAGCTTCAGTCTGCAGTTGAGCAATTTCGGCTCTGTAATGCTTGGCTGTGATGGTGACACCAAAACAGGAGCCAATGACAGCTGACATAGTAGCTACAATTAAAAATAATTTAAGATCCATAAACAATATAAGAAATTAAACCTATTAACATTGCAAGCAGTACAAGATAGCTTGTAACTTGCGCATAAAGCTCTTAAAAAAAACGAATAAGCAATGAAAAAGGGTACTCATGCGAGTACCCTTTTTTTTGAGCAAATAAAGTGTTAATTATGTGTAACTAATTTAGCTATATAACCCGATCTAGTTTCTCCAATAGATTGAGCTAACCTATCTAAACGTCTTAACACTTTTGATGATAAAGTAATATTTATTCTTTCTACTTTGTCTGTTAATTTTGATAAATCTAAATCAACGACACCTAAAACAAAATCATCTAAATTAGGATATTTTGTTTTTAAAGTTTCAATATCGCTAGGTTGAGGAATATCTATATTATTCTCACTTGCAACCTTTGCCCATTCTTCTCCAGCTTCTGCAATATCAACCAATAGCTTATCTAAAGTTTCTGATTGAGCAGTACAGCCTTCAAAATCCAAAAGCATAGCACCATAATCTTCATTATTTGCATCTTTTGGCTCTATAGCAATGTAGTACTTCATATGTAAACTCCTAATCACTAGAGAAGAGATATATTTCAATCTCTTCTTTTGTGTTATTTAAGGTTTGCAGTTTTCAAAATGCTATGTAATAAACCTTTTTTCATATCCTTTCTAGGATGTGTAATGGTTATTATTTTTGCATAATTAGGATGCTTAAAAGTGAAATGATCACCTTTTGAAGAAACAAGCACCCAGCCGTTTGCCTTTAATAACTTAATCAGTTCATCACTGCTCATTAGCTTGACCTCACAATAATTAAGTTACATATAAAATTATACACACTATAATACACATTATCAAGTTAAGAATTAAAATATTAAATTCTTTTCTTAGCGTCTTGCGATTCTTGCTATTAAGGTGTGAAGCAAACACCTTAATATTCATTATTAGACTAATGAATTGTTATAAATCAATTTAACAAAAGTTTACTTCACACTTATGAGCAATCTACTAGCGAAACCGATAAAGACTAGTAAACCACTCATAAGTGTGAGCTGTCTGTTTTACTTCTGACAGCAAAGAAGGAGATTTTCAAATACCTGAAACATGTTGTCACAAGCACCTGAACACGTGGAAATCTTAAGAAAGAAACAGTTTCTGTTCAGCCTGTCTTCTCTTTGTTAATCCTGGCAGAACTACACCGCCTGCTTTGTTAATATCTAAGAACTCAAGCGATGCGCCATACTTATCGCCATTTTTCATCTTAGACCAAAGTTTATAACCTGTTAAAACCTGAATAGGAGATAACCAGCGTCCGTCTTTAGTTTTTTTACCTGATAGGTTGAAGAGTAAACTGCAGAGGGCATCAAACATGCCTTGAGTAACTTCAATTTCATCGGCATTTAATGCTGCTATAACCTGACGTTCAATCTTTTCTAGATCTGATTTTAAAAGGTGCTCTGCTTCAATCTCTGTACAAATAGAATTCTTTTTAACATCAGGTCCATGGTGACCATAACCAATAGTCCATCCGCTCTCACTGGATACAGGCTTATATGCTGTAGTTCTTAAACCTTCAAAATTCTGAATAAGGGCAATGGCATGACTACTAATCTTCATTTATAAAATCTCTGTTATCGTTGCAATTAATTCACCGTTGTGAGGCTGGAGCTCACCACGCTTAATATTTAAAACATCTACCTGTGAATCATCATTCCAGACGCCAGCAATGGAGCATGCATCAAGAAAACCTTTCATAGGATTGTCTACATCACGTTTGCGCTTGTCAGGAAAATGAAGAGTTACATCAACGTGGATTTTTGCTTCAGGGGAGAATGGTTTATCTATTTGAGATTTGATTAACCAAATTGCCTGTTCTTTCCATGAACGGTACTTTGATGTCTCAACCATTCCTCTACCTCTGTAAGATCTTGTTAATCGAGCATTTGCACTTACAGGCATTGGAATACGTAAAATCATGATGATTGATGACCAAAGAAAGTACAGCCTAACAAGGCCAGTAGAGAAATGAACATGTACAAACAAGCAAAGCCGTTAGCAGAAAGCACAACGGCTAAGCCAATCTCAACAGACCACATCACTGTCAAACATAAACAATGACTAAATGAGCGTTTAATCTTTTTTGGCATAATGATCCTCGTTAAGATTAAAGCGCTTCAGTACAAGTTTAAGAGTGATCTCTGTAATGCGACCTGCACCGATTGCACCAATACCAACAGCTAGATACAAACAGTCAGACTTAGTTATGCTTAAGTAATGACTTTGTACCCACCCACATAAAGCAAAAGCGATACATCCACAAAGAACCGCCTCGATACATTTCTTGTAGTTCTCAGGAGGTTGACCTTTTAGAATGTCAAAGCATAAAGCTACGATACATGCGATTAGTCCTGCTGCAAGGTAGTAACAGTATGGTGCTAATGAGTTAAACACCGCATCTAACATGAAATACCTCGCAAAAATAAAATTAGTGTGTAGAAACGAAAAAAGCACCTACAATGAGGTGCTTCTTCTTACAGGATTATCGATGAAATTTACGTAACAATCTATATATACAGTTATTTCATGTTACAAATCTATTCTAATAGGGGTCAACAAGGATGTCAACGGTTAAAAATAATGATAAATCAACTTGTTATAAAATAGTTTAAAATAAAAATATTAGGAATAATTACTAATAAAGCTCGATATTGAAGTTTTTATTTGAGCAAAATAATAAAAAAGTGATGTTAATCACTAAAATATTTTAGCTCTTTTAGCACTCCATACAAAAACTTATGCCACTTCTCCATAGCTTCACGTCTTTCTTGAAGCAATGATGATCGCATGTAAGCTCTTGTGATTGCGTTACCAATAGCATGAGTTAGACATGCTTCAGCTGTGAATAAGTTAATGCCATTATGAACCATCCATGCCATTCCCGCAGCTCTCCAACCATGAAGCATAAAATCAATGTTATGTTTTTTTAATTCGATTAAGGTTTTACTTCTGATTGTCTCAGGAGCTATTTTAAATATTCTTCCAGGTCGTTCTTTGTCGCAGATCTTGTCTAAAAGAAGCTTAAATTCAGGTGTTATTGGTACCTTAAAATTATTTATTCCTGTTTTTGTTTTCTTAATGTTGATTACATTGTTTTTATTGTCAATATCTTCTAATTCAACAGATGCTGCTTCAATAGGTCGAACTAAAACAAAGAACCCGAAGATTATGTAATTTACATATCTTTGATTCTTAAAATTACTTAAAACCTCTGACAATATTTTTTTTATTCCATCTTCTGGAAAGTCAGGATCTACAGATTTTAAATGTGTGACTGTATGAGAGGGGATCAGCTTTTTTAGTTTTTGAAAATTGTTATTTTCCAATTTCTCGTTATTAACTGCAAAATCTACAAGCTGATTAAAGAAATCAGCAATTCTTTTTGCAGCAGTTATTTTATTTGAATAAATAGTGCTGTTAATGATATCTCTGACTTCAATAAAAGTTATCTTTGCTAAGGGTTTGTCTTTTATAGCACCTAACTTGGATAAAAGCCCACGAAGATGTTTTACAGTATTTTTTGAATAAGATTTTGTTCGTAAGAAATCATCATAAGTATTTTGAAGTGTGTACTCTTGTTCTTTTAGTTTAACGGCTAGTCTTTGATTATATTCTTTGATGTACTCTTTAGGCTTATAACCTTTCAGTGCAAGATCATAACGTTCTTTAAGCATTGCTAATGCCATATCAAGAGTTACGTCTGAAACTGATCCTAAAAATTCCTGATGACGTTTGCCATTGATAGTGGTTCTAAAGCAGTAAGAACGAGTGATATTTCCATTAGCGCATCTTCTAGCTAGAACTGATAAGTTGTCAGTGATGGTAACTCTAATAGAACTCTTGTCTTCAGGAACATTAAGAGCTCTGATAGTCTTATCTGTAAATTTCATAATGATATCCATGTGATCCAAAGTGTTACCCAGAAAGGTGGATAACAATTTATGAAATTATACAAATTTAACGATATTTTTACTACTTTATAGAGGTGATTTTAGATATTAACTTATTAAAACATAAGAAAAATATTTTTAATATTGTAAAAATGATTAAAAATAAGATAGATAATCCCTCTTTTCCTGCCAAATGTGGCAGGATTTTTTTTATTGAAGCCTTACTTTACAAGTCTTGATGCTCTGCTAAATGCTTTAGAAAAGCCAGACAGACTGAAATAAAGATCTAAATTTCCTATCTTAAAATTGACTTTATTCCCACTTTTGAACAATTTTACTAACTCATCATTCTTGCTTTGAGGTACAAAGCATTCACTTACAGTTTCGTCTTCAACACATTTAGCTTCGAATTTATAGCTTTTATTATCATCTACTTCAATTGCAATATCCATCAGGTAGTACTTAGGTTCCATTCCTCTATTAGTTCGATCTTTTGTTCTGACAATTTCAATGAGATAAAGCTCAGGAGTTAAAAAATCAAGAAAGATACCAACGTTATCCTGTACATATTTAGTCCCCATTCTTGCTGTTTTTTGACCATCCATAACAAATGATCCTGTTATCCAGTCACCATGCTCTTTTTCGTTTGAAAAGGTACCGTTACCTGCTATACATGATTGATGGATGGCAAAGACAGCTAAACAGCTAAGAGTGAAATTTTTTAGTAATTTTGAGATAATCAT